GCGTGATGCGGCAATCGTTGAGGACCATGGTGTGATCGGCGCTGTCGCCGAAGTTCGTGCCTTCGACCGTGAACGTCAGCTTGTACGTCATGGCGTCGGCGTTGGCGCCGAGCGTCGACACGGCCGACGCCCACGCGCCCGTCTTGCGCGCGAGGTCATAGAGCAGCCTGTCAGTCGCATCGGACAGGTCCGTCATGTGCGCCGTGAAGCTGAACGACGGGAACACGCGGTTGGTCTTGCGCAACGTCGCGAACTCGCCGCGATCAAGGTAGGCCGTCGTCTCGACGAGCCCTTCGTTGAGGTTGTCGATCGAGAAGTCGCCCGCCTCGTACACGATCGGCATGCTGAGCGGCGTGCCGGTGTTGTCCGTAAAGGTGAGCGTGCCGTCGCGGAAGTTCTTGATAACCGTGCTTTGAGCCATGCTACACCTATTGGAGCGGGAGGGTGTGGACGATGCGGAAGGCTACCACCCCGATAACCCACTCGCCGGTATCGGTGCCGGCTTGCGACGTTTCGAGGACTTGGACCTTGTAGGAGCTCGGCCAGTTGGCGTCGTAGACCATGAGCAGGTTGATCACGGCCTGGGCGCCGTCGAGGCTGTCGTCGTAGCTGTTGCTCATGTCCTTAGGCGCCATGCGCCTCGAGTACCGGATCTGGAGGTCCGTCTCGACGAGCGTGCCCTCGGCGGGCTTACCCCGGTACTGCCGGAGATCCTTCGTCGCGAGAGGGTGCACGACGAATGCTTTGTGGGCGATGCTGTCCGCGTCGCGCCCGAACGACTCCGGGAGCACGCGCGACTCGCGCCAGCCTGACAGCGTGAGCATCCGCGTCGTCACGTCCTCGCGAAGCTGGCGAACCGTCTTAGCCGCCATAGCGGGTCCACGACGCGTGCGAGAGCCCGCGGCCGTTCGTCCAGATCTGCGACGAGGCCGCCTTCTTCTTCGTCGGGTCGACGCGGTTGTCGTCGGCCTCGTCGTAGGTAAATCGAAGCGCCCCGTAGGCCTGCTCGAAGCTCGTCAGGTAGTGCGCGGCGAGGGCTTGCCACCGCCCGCCGTCGCCGGCCGACGTGCTGTAGTCGATGAACACGAGGTGCAGCGCCAGCATGAGATGGCACTCGCGAAGCGCGCTCGGCTGGATCACGAGGTAGGGCCGCCGGCCCGCGCCGATGAGGCGGGTCGAGATCGTGAAGAACGCCTCGTCGATGTACGGCTGGTAGCTCGCCGCGGCGCCGAGGAGCGACGGGAGGTCGCTGTGCCGCTGGGTAAGGTCATCCTGCGAGATCACCGGGTAGAGCGTGCGCCGACAGAGCGCCGCGTCCTGACGGAACGTGTGGGTTACGGCATCGGGCATCACGAGCGCCCACTCGATGAGCCAGCCCTCGCCGAGCGCCTCGGCCGTCGTCGTCGCGCCCGTCAGGGAGTAGGTGGCGATCGTGGCCACCGTGACGGAGGCGGTCACGAGCACCGTGCCGTCAGGCCGGGACACGGTCACGGTGCCGCTCGTCGGCGTCGCCGTCGCGCCCGCGCGCGAGGTCGGGCACGAGATCGTCTGCGTCCGCCCGCGCTCGATCGTCTCCGTCGAACGGAATCGGGCGGTGTAGACAGTCTCGGCGAGCGACATCGATGCCCCCTATCGGCCCTTGTCGGTTTGCTTCTGATCGGCCTTCCGCGCCGTGTCCTGCGCCACCTGGCGCGCCTTGTCGCTCGCCATGCCCGACTCACGGAGACGCTGGGTCATCCGCTCCATGGCCTCGCGGTAGCCGGCGCGCTCGCTCACGCGCGGCCTCGGCGCGGCTTGGGCGCGGGCGCGGCGGGTGCGTCGTCGCCGACCACGGGCGGCGCGTAGAGGCGCTCCATGGCGGCGCGCATCCCGTCGAGGAGGGCCTCCTCGTTGGCGAGGGCGTCACGGTGGAACGGCGAGCTCGGCGCCTTCTCGCGCCACTCGTCGACCTTCTTCTCATGGCGCTCGATCTGGATGTTGATGAAGTCGGCGTCGGGCAGCTCGATGTATCCGTTCACCACGAGGCGGCGGCAGAAGGCCCAATAGCCCTCCTCGTCGCTCTCGATGCGCGTCTGCCCGGCAACGACCTTGGGCAATTCCCACTTCGACATGTGGACCGTGCCCGCGACGCCGTCGTAGGCGACGACGTAGCCGCCCGGCTCGGCGTCCCAGGGAATGATCGTCCAGCCCCGGCGGCGCTTGGCCACCTCGGCGGCGGCGGTGTCGCCGCCCTGGTCGACGTTGGCGACGCCCGGGTCAGCGCGCAGCGTCGAAAGCATCGGGAGCCACTCGCCAGCGCGATAGGTCCACTTGGCAGGATGGTGCAGATACCAGAAGGTCGGAGAGGGCTCGAGCCGCACGAGCTCGCGCATCGCCTGCGGGCGACTCGCTGCGCGGCCCTCGAACTGTCCCGTTCCACTCGTTCCAAATGTCGCTGCCATCGTCGCTCCTTTGTGTCGCAGACTCAGATGCGCCCGCGCAGGTAGGGTAACCACCGACGCGGGCGCGTGCGTGTCTGAGAGGATCAGGCGTCGGAGAGGATGCCGACGCCGCGGAGGTCGTCCAGCTCGGCGACGCCAACGAATGCGGAGCCGACGATGATCGTCGAACCGGAGGACGCGTCGCGCTCGAGCTCGACGAGGATGGGCGACTGCGACGCGATGGTCGCCCCGCCGAGGATCGGCGCGGCGGTTGCGGTCGCCACGCCGATCGCGCCGGGGGCGATCATCATGCCGAGGCGATCGGCGCCCGCGTTGGCGGTATTGATGCCGTTCGCCGAGGAAAACACGTCTACGCCGAACAGGTTTCCGCGGAAGCCTGGACCCTTCGCCTGGACCTGATCCTGGCTCGTCGCGAGGTACTGGCCGGGGCCAGTCTCGGAGCGAAGCGAGGAGATGAGGTCGTTGATCTGCTGGGGATGCAGGATCGCGGTGAACATCCCGTCGGCGCTGTTGAGCTGAAGCTGAAAGATCGCGGCGTAGAAGTTCGCGACCGTGAGGTCAACGCCCGTGGAGCCGACCGAGGTCGAGAAGCCAGACGCCAGATCGCCAAGCATCGCGGTCACGCGCTTGTTGTACGCCAACACCATGTCGGCCGCGATGTTGTCCAACGTCACGTCCAGCGCGATGCCCGCGGAGGTGAGCTGGGCGAGGTCGCTGATCTGGCGACGGAGCGCCTGGCGAGCGATCGTGACGTTGGCGTTCGTCGTGGTCAGCGCGGTGTTCGAGACCGTGGAGCTCTCGGCCACGGACGCCATGGCGTTCGCACCCCAGGACACGACGGGCACCTGCACGACGGTGGAGCCGCTGCCGTTCATCGACCTAAGTTGGGTAATGGAGGGGTGATTGACCAACGAAGCGGTATCAGTGAGCTTCGTCACTACGAACTGGTTCAAGATGGCGGCAACGCGGGCGTTGCCGGACAGACCGGAGAAGTAGACTTCGTTGGCCACGGGGGCCTCCTGCAAAAATGGGAGGGTGTACCCGCGCCTGTCACTTTTTACGGGAGCTTGCCCCGAGCGCGTGCGGGGCGCTAACCCCGCACGTCCAGCCTACGTCCTCCGCGACAATCTGTCAACCGGTGCGCAGCGCCGCCATGATGGCTTCGCGGTTCGCGCGGAAGTCCGCGGGCGACAGCCGCGCGATGGCCTCGGCGCTCCATGCCTGCGGCTCGCTCGGCGCTTGCGGGATCGTGCCCGTCGAGGTGCGCGGCGAGGGCGCTACCGGCGCCGCTGGCGCGGCCGTGGTCGTCGTCGCGGGCGCGGCAGGGGTAGAGGCCGGGAGGTACGCGCGAACCGCCTTGGGGAGCCCGTCAGGGGCCGCCAGCCACTCCGACAGAGGAGGCCGCCCCTCGGCGGCGAGCTTGCTGTACGCGTGCTGAACGTACTCCATGCCCTCGGCGTCCGTGATTCCGGCGGCGGCGATCTCGCGCTCAACGCGCAGCGCCTCCCGCTCGGCCTTGCTCGCCGCCTTGACCTCGTCGACTTGGGCGCGGTACTTCTCGGCCTGGGCCGCGACGGGCTCGAGCTCGCCGACACGCCCCTCGAGTTCCTTGACGCGCGCCACGAGCTGGCGAATCCGCGCGGAGGCCGCGCCCTGGTCCGTGGTTTCCGTGGTCACTTCTTCGCTCATGCGTACCCCTTCGTTTCGGCTTGAAGCCGGGCTTCTTGCTTTAGGATCTTGTTCGCCCATCGGCGCCCGGCGTCGCCGCCCCAGAGCAGCCACGCGATACGGCCGGGGCTCGGGTAGTCGGGATGTCCGGGCGTCGCCGCGGGCGCCTCGAGGTCGACGGCGTGACGCGACAGGAACGACGCCATGCGGCGGACGGTGTCGATCGAGAGCGTGCGCCGGTTGCTCAAGTCACGCGCTCGCGCGACACCTACGACCGTGCCCCCGCGCCCGAACTCGCGACGCAGCTCAAGGCCGCGACGCGCGGCGGCGGCGACCGTGGCCGGCGGGCGCAAGTCGAGCGGCACTACTCGGCGGCCTCGACAGGGGCGCCCGTCAGGTAGCCGCGGGCCTCGCGGATGCTGGCGAGCAGGTCGCGTAGCGTGTCGGCCTGGTCGCCGGTCGCCGCCTCGAGGAGCAAAGCGACGGCCTCTTCGGACGCTACCAGCTCGTCCACCGCTTCAGCCATGGCCTCGGCGTGGGATACGTCGTCGGCAGGCGCCGTCGGCGTTGGCGTCGTTCCTCCTTCCGGCGGCGGCGTCGGCGGCGTCTCTGTCCGCATTGTGCGAATCGCGGCGAGCTGGGCGATAGCGTCCTGTTCAGACAGCGAGCCGAAGAACCGCAACGCGTCGACCTCGGACATCAGCCCGGCGGCGAGCATCTCGAGAACGTGCTTCCGTCGCGCCTCCATCTCCTGCGGCGACAGCGGGATCTCACGGTAGATGACGGAGTACCCGCCTTCCGGGTAGTTCGTCGGCTCCGAGTTGGCCTCGCTCCATCGGTTGTAGAGGATGGCCGACAAGCCGACGAGCGCCTCGTCAGACGCGCGAAACTGCATGATGTACCGGCGCTGTGCCTGCCTTTTGCCCTCCTGGGACAGCGAGATGGCGTAGCCCGAGCGCGCGGAGCCGGACGTGCGTTGGAGCTCCGACGGCGCGAGGCCGGCGTCGGTCGCGAGCCGGTGCGCCACGGCGGCGATCACCGCCTCGAGCTTCTCCACGTCCGCGCCGGCCTGATACTGGCCCATCATCGGCTGGCTCGTCTCCGCGATGGGATCGAGCATCAGAATCGTGGTCGGGTCCGTCGTCACCTCGGAGCGCGCGGCGCGGCTCCCCAGGTCCGACGCATCCATGCCGGCGACACGGACGCCGACGGCGTAGCGTTGCGGGTAGCTGGCGTCGCGGATGCAGTGAGCGAGGTACGAATAGAACAGCCCGAGTTGCAAAGAGCCGGTGTAAAGCTCGATGTTCGCGAACGGATCGAAGAGCCGATCGCCGTACGTGGACGCGTGGTAGAGGATCGCCGGGATGATCGGCGTCCCGTTCGCGCGGCGCCAGGACGCCGGGTAGTTGGCGCCGTCGTAGGTCGCGCCATGCACAAGGCGCGTCAGGTCGCGCCCGAACTTCCAGCCGTCCAGCGCCTCGACGACCCGGTAGGTAGGGTTCGCGAGGTTGCGAATGTCCCAGACCTCGAACGTCCAGAGGAGCTGCGCGTCGACCTGACGCAGCCGGAGCTCGCCGAACAGCGTGGGCACGTTCGGGCGCGCCGGATCGGCCTCGGCCATCGTCATGTGCGGAGGAACGGGCCGGTAGACGAGGCGCCCATCCTCGACATCGGCGCGC